TCTCTTTTTCATACTGTTCTCTTAATGTCATTTGTCACCTCCTTGTTTTGTTACATCCCGAATAAAGGAACGGAAAGCATCCTCAACGGCTGACATTGCTAGTTCTTCTGTTTTAAAATCACCCCTATACGAGTGTTTACCATTAATGGGGTCTCCATGTATGTTTTTTGCAAACCAATACGTAAGCTCATAGATAACCATACCTATAAAATTATTATTACAGTAAGCAACTCTATTCTTCTCCCACTCAATAGGATATGTCTGTTGTTCTTTCATGGCTTCCTTTCTTTAAGTACATGGTGTTTCATATCTATGTAATTTTTCATCTTCACGACAATAAGATTCACCTAAATAAGTCAGTTTCAGATTTTTAATCAAATACCATTCCGTTGTATTATCATCATCTGACAGACCATATAATAAATCATAAGGAGTTAATCCTATATAATAGTTGCTATTATAATAACTTATTTCGGCAACTCTTTGGAATTGTTTCATGTCCATTCCTTCTGTATATTCTTTATAGGTCATCCATCCTCCTTTTTATTCTGGACATTGTGATTTAAACTCCCACTCTACATTGGCATTCAGGTCTTCTATTTGTGTATCTTCATGTAAGAATACCCACCCTATCATATCTCCATTGTCATTACGCATGGCGTGCATTCTTAGATTGTCTTTTTTGCCTGTAACTAAACAGGTCATGTTAAACTCTTTCTCCATTTTTACTCCTTTTGTTTGTTCTAAATAATCATCAACAGTATAGATAGACCACACCGTTAATATTTCCCCACATCGGGTACATTCCTTTTGATTTGTATGTTCTATTAGGTAGGTGTTTATCCTATGTCCGAATAGCCAACACTTAAATCGCTTTATGCTCATCCCTCCTCCTTTCTTTCTGAATGGTGGATGCAAGAGGTTGTTTCGTCAACTAATTGATGTGTCATAAATATGTCGAATCTTTGACATCTTAATTCTCCGTGACTTCGTATTTCTCTCAAAACATAGTTACAACTATCACACCCCTTCCATTCAGGTGGACATGGCATCACATTCCGTAGCTTAGATTCAAGCCACTCGACATACTCATCTGTAAATGCAGCTACATGATGGCAAACTGTAACAAGTTGTTTTTCGGGATTCTCTTTTTCATACTGTTCTCTTAATGTCATTTCGTTTCTCCTTTCTTTACAATATGGATTATTGTTTTACATGGAGCTAATTTCCATTCAACTGCACTCATAGCTTCCTTTAATGTGTCATACCATCCAGTTGTATGACCATCCTTATTGTCAGGATTATACCAAAATCCAAAAATAGACTTACGTTGAACACAAAAAGAACTCCTCCCCATGCAACTCTCTTCCTTTATCCTGTATGTTTTCATTTGTCACCTCCTTGTTTTGTTACATCCCGTATAAAGGAATGAAATGCTTGTTCAACGGCTGTCTTGGCTTCTTCAAATGTATCTGCTTCAATTTTATGTGGTTTGAATATACAATTACATTTAAAGGGTTTGTCTTGAATATTTATTTTACACATATCAGCTATCAAATGATTATTACAACTTGCATCCCAATAATCACCATCCTTAATTCTTTGCCACTCAATAGGATATGTCTGTTGTTCTTTCATGGCTGGTTGTTTATTACAAGTTGGTATTCAAATAAGCCCTTCTCCCGATCTCCCATGTTCCGCTTGATGATAATATGACCCCCAAACCTAGCCTTCCTTAGATGACGTAATTGAGCCGAAATAGATGCTTCTGGATCTCCTGTTATTATAGAGATTTGATTTAAGGTTCTCCACCTTTCGTCCTTCATACATTCCCATACTCTTTTGATCTGACCTCTGAGTCTTTTATCATCGACTTCTGGGATGTAATCTGATCCGTTAAATCTTGCTGAATTAAACATATCTGTTTGCATTTGGTTACCATTTCAATTTCTGTCCACAATCAGGACAATAGTTAGCTCTTAAAGGAACGTTTACTTCCTCGCATCTAGGACACTCGAACCAGCTATACATTATCTCATCCTGTTGTCTTGAGCTTCTGTCTACTATCATCTCTAAATCCATCACTTCTACCCGATCACCGAACTTGTTCATCTCCTGGATGCTGTATCTCATTAGAATAGCAAGACGCTCAAAGGGATTCTCTGGGTTAATGGGTTCTGCGTAGGCTTTCTCTACATCAGAAAGGGAGATCGGATTCTTCTTCTGGCTCATCGGTTTGCTCTTTTTTGGTTTCGTAAATAGTGGCATCTCCTAGAAAGATAGTATCCTCTCCCTGTGGGGTCTTTTGAACTACTGCGTAATCCTTGCCGAACTTTGATTGAGGTGTCGGGATTAATACACAATCTAAATATGTGCCTTTTTCACCTTTGTACAGCTTCTCTTTGATGATCTTCTTCACGTTGATTTTGATGTTGATTAGTTCCATTTTTCAATTATGTTAGTTAATAATTCAGTTGCTAATTGTATTCTCTCTCTTAAAGCTTCCATCACTTCTTCATCCCTTTCGATTCTCATAACCTTCAAGCAAGTTCTCTCATCACATCTGGGATCGTAAGAAACAAAGTCCACCCACTTGCGACCCGTTGCCAGGAGTTCAGCCATCATCTGGTAATAATACTCTTGAGGTAAATCTTCAGGGGTTTCAGCTAGTAAATGTTTAACGTGGTTTGAAGTATTAAATGGGCATTTTATTTCGAGTACTCCGTCCTTGCCTACTAAGCCATCAGGAGATGCACCGAAGTGATCGCCTAATTGAACAAATCCAACGTCATCTACTATGTCCCCCGTGAATTGCTGATATACTTCTCTGGCTTCATCCTCGTGGTCGTTGCCCCAGTCGGTTGCTTTCGATGTAAACTCTTTGGCTTCGGCACTCTTTCCGTTAGTTAGGATTTCAGCTATCACATCATAGATGTAAGTCATTGCGGTATCAGAAAACACCTGATCTTTCTTGCGACCCGACTTCATTAGCTTACTGATCTGTGAGCCTGTGAACTTCCCATAACGGGATTGAAACCATTCTGCTGTGCGTTGCTCGGTCATACTAATTGCCCTTCCTTTGGTACGTTAACTTTTACTTTTACTTTCTCGATCTTCAACGGGTTTGTTGCTTCGGCTACTGCCTTGCGTTGAGCATCAGATAAAGTGTAGGCTGATTCCAGCTTCTCAATGATCTCAATCTCACCTTCAGAGAGTCTCTTTAAGGCTTTTGAAAACCCAATATCAGATAGTACTTTAGCTTTCACTTCGTGGGTTTCAGAGTCAGGGTCTTTCTGTTCTTCGGTGGGGATTAGAAACATCTGAAGTAAAGCGTATTTTAAAGCGATTGACAGGCACTTGTTAGTTCCCTTGTCTCCACTATCCATCGACTCTCCAATGATCGTACAGACGATGTCAGAGCCATCCAGAGCGGTGAAATGAAAGTCAACCGTAAGGTGTGTGTAAAATAGTACAGTTCCTTTAGCGGTGGTTCTTTCTTCTCTCGTTAGGTTGGTAACTTTAGGGATGACAAGAACTTCGTGCTTAGAGAATAATCCATGCAACTCGTTGAGAATATCATCTATCCCCCTAAATTTAAAGTTCTGTGATTGGTTTTTCTGATTCTTACCAATAAAGGTTATTTCCTTATTGATGTTCATCAGACTTTGATAGATTTTCCTTGTTTCCATGTTAGAATAATTTTGTTATACTGATTTTTGTGATCCTTACGATTTGTTCTTTCTCAAGTTTAGTCCATTGGAGCTTGCCAACTAATTTCGGGTAAAAACTGAATGGCGATATATCACACTCTTTGATTATCCGATCCCTTAACTTTCTACACTCTTTAGCTTCTAGGCTTTGATAGTATTCTCTAAAGTTCATCTGTTTGTCCTCCTTGAGTTTTTCTGAATCCTGGCTTTGATGTTCCGTAGCCGCCTGACTTTTGCTTGAGCATCGTTGAAGGTGTATGGTGCTGAATGTTTCACTTTAGGGCTACTCCATACAATCTTTGGTTGCTCTTTGATTGCCTTTGGCTTTTCCTTCTTGCCCGTGAGCTTCTTAAAGAAGTTGTTGAATGGTACTCTCATATCGACTTGTGGAATTTCTCTGCAATTAAAATGTAAGTATAATACTCCTTGATTTGATCTTCTGAATAGCCTTCTCTTTCTCCCAATCCTTTATAATTCTTTTTGAACCAAGATATTTTCTTCGTGTGGCATCCGATTGATATTTCCCCTTCGCCAACATAAGTAACTGGTTCTCGTGATCCATAAATAAACAATCCTGTTAATAGTTTTACACCATCCCCGATGGAAGCATGATTCCCGATGGAAGCACGATACCCGATGGAAGCATCATTCCCGATGGAAGCATGATTCCCGATGGAAGCACGATACCCGATGGAAGCACGATACCCGATGGAAGCACGATACCCGATGGAAATGTTATTAGCTTTTAATACTTCTTCTAACTCTGAAATATTCTC